CGAACACTAAACCCTATCCTAGATATGCTTTTATCTCTCCATATCGTCTGCAAGGGAAATCAACTGCATGGGATTATATGAAACAATTTTCCTCTGCCATACCAGGAACAAAATTCAATGAGTCTGAACTAAGGGTGGACTTTTCAGTCAACAACAGTCGTATTCAAATTATTGGAGGTGAAAATAGTGCTGCCATTAGAGGTCAGTATTTTGATGGGATAGTTTGCGATGAAACCCAAAACCTTTCGCCAGACCTTTTTGATACCATTTTAAGACCAGCACTTTCCGACAGAAAAGGCTTTGCAATATTCATAGGAACTCCGATGGGAAGAAATTGGTTTTTTGATTTGCATGAAAGAGCTAAATACAACAAGGATTGGTTCACTAAAGTATTCAAAGCTAGTGAAACAAAAATTATTGCTCAAGAAGAATTAGATGCTGCTAAAGCAACCATGTCGCCAGAGGCTTATGCTCAAGAGTTTGAATGTTCTTTCCAAGCTGGAATATCAGGTTCTTACTTTGGTAAGACAATGGAGGAATTAGAGGAGAAAGGCAGAATTACTAATTTTGATATAGACGAAAATTTATCAGTCGAAACCTGGTGGGATTTAGGAATGAACGATAGCACAGTAATCACCTTTGCTCAACGACATGGTGAAGAAGTTAGAATTATCGACTGCTACGAAAACTCAGGTGAGGGTTTAGAGCATTATCTGAATGTCATAGATGACAAAGGATATAATTATTCTAAGCATATAGCACCCCATGATATTAGAGTTAGGGAGATTGGAACGAATAAATCCAGATGGGAAACAGCTAAGGAAATGGGACTAGAATTTGACATCGCACCCAAACTTAGTATAGAAGATGGTATTGAGCAAGTAAGACGAATGTTACCAAAGTGTTACTTCCATAAAAACAATTGCAAAAAGTTGATTGAGGCATTAAAATCATACTGCAAACGATGGGACGAAAAAAATAATTGTTTCAGGAACAAACCTTTGCACAACTGGTCTTCACACTTTTGCGATAGTGTTAGATATGGTGCAGTAACTGAGCCTGTTCAAAGATCGGATTGGAACAAACCCATTCCAGTTGACACAAATTATATAGTTTAATATGGCAAAAAAAATAATCGAATTATCAGATCCTAAATTACGAAGTTTATTAGCAAATCAAATTGATAATGCTTTAGGATATTTAGGTGGACAACTTTCATCATCAAGAAGAAAATCTTTAGAATATTATTTAGGTGATAAACTTGGAACTGAAATAGATGGTCGTTCCCAAGTCGTATCAACTGATGTTGCAGACACAATTGAAAGTATCTTACCAAATCTTTTAAGAGTATTCACAGCTAGTGATAATGTGGTTAGATGCGATCCGGTAACTGCTGAGGATGTACCTCTTGCCGAACAAGCCTCTGCTTATCTAAATCATGTTTTCTACAAAGACAATAATGGTTTTCAATTACTTTATAATTTTTTCAAAGATGCACTAATTGAAAAAAATGGTTTCTTAAAAATCTACTATGACGAAAGTGAAAAAGTAGAATTTGAAACTTATAAAAATTTATCCAAAGCTGAAAAAGATTCCTTAATGGATTCTAAAGATGAAATCGAAATTGTTGAAGAAGAAGAAATGGAAGATGAGTCTGCCAAAGAAGATTTTGAAAAATTATTAGAACAATACGAAGCTCAAGGTGTTGATGTTAGTAAAGTCGATCAACCAGATTTTACATTATACAATTGCAAAATTAAACGAACAAATAAAACTGGTAAAATTAAAATTGAATCTATCCCACCTGAAGAATTTTTAATCGACAGAAATGCAAAGTCTATTGAGGATGCAGAATTTGTTTCTCACAAAGTTTTAATGTCAAGATCAGACTTAGTGGCTATGGGTTATGATGAAGAAGAAGTTGCAAACTTACCTAAGTCCGATGAAGATATTTATAATACTGAGGAGATTGTTAGACAAAGAAATATTGACGAATACCCAATCGACAATGCAACTGATAGCTCAACTGAAAAAGTTTTAATCTATGAGTCTTATGTAAAATACGATTACGATGAAGATGGTATTGCAGAATTAAGAAGAATTGTATCTGCAGGAGATGATGGTTCTATGGTGTTAGAGAATATGCCTTGCGATAATATTCCATTTGTAACAATCACTCCAATTCCAATGCCACACAGATTTTATGGTAGATCAATTTCTGAATTAGTTGAAGACATCCAATTAATGAAATCTACTGTTATGCGACAGTTGTTGGATAATATGTATTTAACAAATAACAACAGAGTAGCAATCATGGATGGTATGGTTAATATGGATGACCTATTAACGACTAGACCTGGAGGTGTGGTTAGAACTAAACAACCACCAAACCAAGTGATGCAACCTTTACAATCACAACCGATTTCACAACAAGCATTTCCAATGCTAAGTTATTTAGATTCTGTTAGAGAAGCTAGAACTGGGATTACAAAGTCTGCTCAAGGTTTAGATGCAGATACATTAAATTCAAAAACTGCAACTGGTGTAAATACTTTGATGACGCAAACTCAAATGCGTTCAGAATTAATTGCAAGAATTTTTGCAGAAACAGGTGTTAAAGATTTATTTAGAAAAATTTTTGAACTAATGGTTAAGTATCAAGACAAAGAAAGAATTGTCATGCTAAATAATCAATATGTTCCGGTAAGACCGACTGAATGGAAAGATAAATTTAATATTAACATTGTTGTTGGACTTGGTACTGGTTCTAAAGAACAACAAATTTTATTATTGAACAACATTCTTGAACGACAACTACAAGCATTTCAATTGCAAGGTGGAAAAGAGATGCCAATGGTTAGTCTTAAAAATATGTATAACACTTTATCTAAAATTATTGAAAACGCAGGTCTTAAAAATGTTGATAGTTACTTTGTCAATCCTGATATTGGCAAACAAATGATGCAACCACCTGCTCCACCACCATTAACTCCAATTGAAAAAATTGAATTTACTAGAATTGATGCTGAGAATAAGAGAAAAATTGCTGATCTTGAATTACAATACCAAGAATTACAACAAAAAGCTCAAGAAATGACTTTAGATTTTGAGGCTAAGATAAAAGAAATGGCTTTAAAATATAATACGCAATTAGATACAGCTAAAATTAAAGCAGATGCTGACTTAGATAAGATGATGATGTCAAATCAATCAAAGATTCTTGAAAAAGCACAACAATCTGCTAATATGTTCACAAAACAGGTACAAGGACTAAATGGAAACCAAAGACCAGGCTCAGAGGTCGGAAGAAATCAGCCGATCCAACCAAGCCAAACAGATATTGGAGAATAAAATTTTTATAGAGGCAATTGAATCTCTAAAAAAACTTTATTCTGAAGCACTACTTGAAAAAACTGGTGCTAAAGAAAGTGATACCAGAGAAAAACTTTGGATTGCTTATAATGTTGTTGGAAAAGTTGAACAACATCTTTCAACTGTAATCGAAACAGGGAAACTTGCAGAGAAACAGTTAGAAGATTTTAGAAAACAACAACTACAAAAAAAATTTTAACCAATCGGTTAGAATAAATCAAAGCCAAGTCATAAGACAGCTTAACCAAACAGGAGGACTAATGTCTGACTCAAACCCATTGTTGACTAATTCAACAATACAAGGGGCTGCTAAACACATTGAAGGTTTAATGGACACTAATGGTGTTATCAAAGAATCTCCAAAGGAAGCAGAACCAGTTGAACCAAAAGCAGAAACGAAAGTAGAAGCTGAGGTTGAACAAAAAGCTGAAACTCAACCAGAGGAAACTCAGGAAGTTGAAGTTCAAGAAGAAGACGCATCTATAGATGAAAATGCGATTGAAGAACAAGAAACCGATCTACACC